GTTTTATATAATATAAAAAATAGAATTTATCAAATTAAATAAATATTTTAAATAGAAATTGTAGTTTTTTTTGTTTATTTAGGGACATATTAATGCACCTCCATCTTTTGTTAATTCATCAAATATATTTTTTGCTTTATGTAAATTTTCTTCTGTTAATTCTATTGTAATATATGGGTTATCAGTGAAACTTTTTATTTGTTCTAATGTTATTTCTTTATTCAATGCTAGATTTTCTTTTATTATTTCTTGGTATTTTTTTTCATCTTTATGATTATCAAATTTTAACATTACATCAAAATTTTTAATTAATGTATAACTAGATACAGGATTAATAGAGTCTGATACAATATATTGTATTTCTTCTGTATTACATATTAATATTATACATATATATATTATTGAACTACGTAATAATAAATTATATTTTTTCCTTTTGTAGTCTTTATGTGTTTCTGATTCTATTTCTATTGCATTATTTTCTATATAATGTAATTCTACACTACTGATACAATTTCCTTCATAATATAAACATAACAATAATTTATAACGAAAGATAGAAGGACCAGATAAACTTGTTATTTCCCCGGGTAATCTATGATAATTATCCATTTTTAATTCTAAATTTGGACATTTCTTTTTTAAAAGTTCATTTAATTCACTTAGTCTTTGTGTAAAATATTTTATTTTATCGAAATCTTTAATATAACAACCCATTTTATCATCTAAATATAAAAAATGTATATTCTTCTCTTCTCTCCACCAATCCTCAACATATACATTTGAATCTAAAGATGAAAAAACTTGATAATATGACTCTATTTGGGGTGTTTCTCTAATAGATTCTATTATATGTTTTAATTTTCTTTCTATTAAAAACTTTGCAGGATCCATATCTTCGACCTCTTCTCCTGTTAATAAATTAATAATATCTTTTTCATTATATATTACATGTCCTAATTTTGTTATTACAAATATTTTATTTTTTTTTGAATCATATACCAATATATCTAGATCATTTTTATATAAATACCTTTGGTAAAAATCTTTATCAACTACTTCTATATAAGTTTCTCCTCTATATATTTGTACACTAATATCAAATCTACTATCAATTTCTTCACTTGACATATATTTCAATGTTTCTATATCTCCACCAATACTAAATCCATTTCTCCTATTCAATAATATATACAATATTATTCCAATAATTATACATATTAAATACTTTAACATACTATAATTAAATAAATATTTTAATCTACATCCTATTCGTTATAACCTATTTATTGCATTTTAAAAAGATTAATATCGTCATACAACACCTTTTTTGTTTTCTTTTTACCATTCTTTTTGATCTCTACATTTAATTCTTCTGCAATTTTGATTAAATCTTCCATTTTATAATGACTAATCGCCTTCAAATATTTTTTATAAATATCTATTCCTTTTACATTACAATTTAAAATATTTTCTAATCCTCCAATACTCGTTTCATATTTAATATCCTTAAAATCATTTGTTGGATCTTCCATAATCCTAAAACTATGATTGTAATATTCAATATATACTAAAGGTTTATCTTTTTGACTTAGTTTATAATATTTATCGTTGTATTTATCAAATAATACAATCGTGATATTATATAAATCACTTATATATAATGAACTACTTAATGAATCTTCTTCTTGTAGTCCTTGTTGAAGTAATTTCTTACTAAACTTTTTATCATAATTAAAATTATCATATGTCTTTTCTGTGTGTTCATCAATGAATGTTGCCAATTCAATTTTTCTTTTATTCATATAAATCTTTGGATTTTCTTGAAACATAGAATTATAATCATATGTAAATAATAGTAATTCTTCTAATGTTTTGAATATTTCTTTTTTCTTTTCTTCTTTTTTAATATTTTCATGTTTAACATTTTCATGTTTAATATTTTGATTTAAACTACATTGCGCATATTTGCTTTCAACAATATCATGTGTATAATATTGATCATATTCAATATCTTTTATAATATTCATATTATTATTATAGTATCATTATATTTTTAAATTGTTTTTGATAATTCTATTATCTCTAAGTCTAATGGTGTCAAATCTGTTTTTTCTTTATATACTTTCTTCTTTACTATTTCTGTTTTTATTTTTGGCTTATTGATAATTTCAATTGATTCTTTTATTATGTTATTCCTTTCTATCTCTACTTCATTATTTAAATTTTTAAATATATAATCATATAATATATCTATTAATTCATCATTTAATATTGATAAATTTATAAATGTTCCATTCATATTTTCTGTATATTTTATATTATAATTATCAATAAATGTTTTAATATAATTATGATTTATTACCTTATCTTTTATACATTTATAAATATATAATTTTTTTTCTTGTTTATCCATAATATTATATAAATTAAAAAAAAGATTTATTTAAACTTTTTATTCTATTATTGTACCAACTATTTGTATTTGATTTGCGTTAAATTTTATTCTTGTTGCATTTACTTTTACTTTTATTTTTTTTCCTATATTCATTGTATCAATATTTTCAATTAATTGTAATGGTATAATTATTATTAAAGGACTATCATTTAATGTATTTCCTCCGTTATAATCTTCAATAATATCTTTTAATTTAATATATGCTATTATACCCATTTTATTTATATTATCAATATAACATTCTATAATATCTTCCACACCAGGTTGTATAATATCAACACTAAAATTGGTTTTACATACTAATTTATTTTCAGAATCTAAATTTTCTAATTTACATAATGATTTATTTATCATTTTTATACTATTTTTTAATATAAATCCATTTTTATAACATTTATTATCTATTTTTTCTAATAATTTATTATATATCTTTTGATCTAAATTTTTTGTATTTATTTCATTATATTCAATACTTATAATCTCACTTAATTTTTGTGTATTAATATATGATATATCTTTCATTATTTTTATATAGTATATTTTATATTTAAATATCAAATTAATTTATTTAATAATATATTATCATAATCTAAATGATATATCATTTCATCCGTTTCTTTATTTCTTAATAATAATTCAATTGCATTACATACAACATCTTTTTTCTTTTTCTTTTTTGGTTTTAAAAATGATTCATATTTATCATACAATTCAGAATTATTCTCTTTAAATACTCCTATTATTATAGAGGCCTCTGATTTTTGATTTCCACTTTGACATGTATTTGTTGTTTGTTTTCCCTCCTTATTATCATAATTTACAATTTTTAATACTGTTTCATTATTTTTATTTTTTGAATTATATGTATAGTAATTTTTTGGTATATCTTTTCTTTTTATTTTTAAATTCTTTATAATATTTCCTTGTGTTATAGTATTTGCTGTAATATATTCTCCTTTTTCTTTTATTATATATACTGGTTCGTCATTATTAAATAATATATATCCTACTGGTTTTTGAGTATACTTATTAAATTCATAATCCTTATTAAATAAATTATGTTTAAAATGATTTAATATAATATCATTTAATTCTTCACTTATTTTGTTATTTTCTATTGCACTTTGTAAAATTGTATTTTTTTCTTGAAATGATAATCTTTCTATTACAAAATTATATTTTTTACCTCCTGATATCTTTAATTCTTCATATTCCTTGTCTAATCTATTTTTATCTAAGTTTAGCTTATCTATAATTGTTTTTAAATCTACTTTCTTAAATTCATCAACTTTCTTCTTCTTTTTATCTTTAATTTCTAAATTTATATGATTATTTGTTAACATTTTTTTATTTATTCCCCTATCATAGATTGATAGAAACGTGTCTTTTTTATTTATAGGTTGAAACACATAATAATTATTTATATATATTATTGTTCCTTTCATATTTTTATTTTCTATAATTGATTTTGAATTTATCATATTTTTTAATGTTAAATATATTAATTGTTTATTTATCTTATTTGTATTCTTTATTTTTTTCTTTATTTCATCTATTATTTCTTCGATTGTATAATTTATATTTTTATTAAATAATTCTTTTATATATATACTATATATATTATACATATTCTTTAAAAAAGTTTTATTTACTGTATTCATATTTTTTTTCTTTGTTTTTTTATTGCTTTTACATTTATAATTATCTTTATAATTATCAACGCTTACATTTTCTAATTCTATTTTATCTTGATTCTCTTCTATTTCATCTGCATCGATTTTATTTAATTCTCTAAATAATGAACAATCTATTGAGTTTTGTTTTAATATTCGTTCTACTTTACCTATTTCTTTTGATTTCTTTTCTGCTTTACTATATATATCTATATCTATATTTATATCTTTACCTTCAATTAATGAAGCATATAAATATATTGTTACATTTTTTTCATGTTCTTCTAAATTTTCATGAGAACAATACCTTACACCTCTCCCAATAATTTGTTCTAATTTCTTTAAATGATGCCATGGTTCTAATACATGTATTTCACGAATATTTTTTAAATTTAATCCTTCGGATGTTATTTTAGAACCTATAATTATTTTAATTTTTTCACCATATTTATTCTCTTCTGATATTAATTCTGCAATTTCTTTGTCATTATTCTTTGATATATCTTTATCTCCTGTTATAGCTATATATTTCATTCCATTATCTTTTATATTCTCATTTAATATATTATTATTAGAATAATTTTTATATCCATTCTGTTCTAATGCTAACATTAATGGAATTATTCCACTTTTTACATGTCTTGTATATATAAATACTATTCCTTTACTTGTTTTTAATTTATTTAATATATTGTAAATCTTTGCGGAATAATTCTGTATTTTATTTTCTTTAAATATTTGATTATTTTTATCTTTATAAGTAAATTTATTAAAATTATCATTTATACTAAATATTGATTTTAATCCTTCCGCGCCATATTTATATTTTATATCTTTTTTTATTGTTGGATATGCAATATTTGATATTTGCATTAATTTATCTTCTTCAGTTGCGCGTAATAATTTATTCTCTTTTTTAAGTTCTTTGTATGCTAGTTCATATATTTTTTTTTGATCACCTTTTATTAAACATTCATATAATTTTAATTTTTTTATCTTTTCACTCTTTATTATATCTTTTGTAGGATATAATCTAATTGGATATTTATCTAATGATTCTCCTCTAATATATGAAACATAACCATTCGCTTTTCTTGCTAATTCTTCACCATTTATTAATTTTTCTTTCTTAAATATATTATGAGTATTTAATAAAGCTTTTTTATCATTACTTAACATTAAATTTATTAATTCTACAATTTCACTTGCTGTATTATACATTGGAGTTGCTGTGAGTAATATTAATTTTAAATTTTTTGTATTTTCTGTTATAAACCTTATATATTCTATATTATCATCTGAAGATTTTGATGATGGATTATCAATATCACCTCTAATATTATGCGCTTCATCAATAATTAATACTCTATTTGAGAATAACTTATTTACTAATTCTTTACTTTTTTCTATGCCATATTTTTGTATTATTTTCCTTATTATATTACTAAATGCTCCATATCCCATAAATTCATAATATTCTTTGATTAATTTCTTTTGTTGCCCTTCTATATTTTGTTTTTTATTTATCTTTCTTTTTTCCATTAAATTCATATATGTGTCTCTTGTACATTGCTCTTCATTTTTATTTGGATTATATATATTATTTCTCCATCCGTCTTTAACTGCTGGTGGTGATAAAATTATAATTTTTTTATCTTTTCGACGATATATATCTCTATAATTTTCTGCTATTGATATAGCTGAACATGTTTTACCTGTTCCTGTTCCGTGATAAATTAATATACTATTATATGGTGTCTCTTCTGATATAAAATTTTTTAAAAATATTTGATATGGTGCTAAATTAAATTTCTTTTCTTTACAACCTTCTTTATTTTCTAATGGATTTATAGAAAATTCAAATCGATCTATTATACTTTCTGAAAAATTATTTTTATTGTAATCTGGATAACAATATTTATATGATTTATTATCAGTTGTATCATTTATATTTTCTACTATTACCTTTAATCTATCCTTACATAATTTAATATATGGATCCTTTGTTTCATCTAGTTTTTTTTGTTTTAAAATATCATTATTATCCTGTACCTTTATATTTTCTCCAAAATTATGATATTCTTCATATAATTCTTGACATGTATCTATTGTTATATTCTTGTATTTTTTTTCATAATGATCTTTTATTTTTAAATAAGTATTTTTTTTAATTTTTCTTATATCATTATCCATATAATATTACATTTATTTATTTATTTAATTATTAAGTCATTATTATAATTTTCTATAAAATTAAATACAATATCTATTAATTCTATTTTTGTTGTATTATAATCTCTTATATGTTCTTTTGCTTCTTGTTTTGTAAATATTTTTACATCTTTTATTTCACATATTTGATCTTTATTCTCTGAATTTATCCTTATATTTTCTATATTTTTACATATTCCTATATAATATATATTCTTATAATTAACATCATTCTCTCCTCTAAATGTTTCATTAATAGGTAATATATTTTGAATAATATCATAATCGTTGCCATGTATATTTGTCTCTTCAGATAACTCTCTTTTTGCACATTCATAGTTTTTTTCATTCTTATTTTTCTTTCCTTTTGGGAATTCCCACTCACTCCCATCATAATTAGATCCTTTTTTATTTAAGTATTCTATTATTGTCTTATCATGTTTTAATTTTTCAAATAATTGTTTACTTTGTATATATTCTTTCATATATTTTGTTTCTTTTACATTATCTATTAACCATAAATTGGTCCATAATGTATCAAAATCTTTTGTTTGAATATTTTCTCTTTCTATTTTTGATATACGATCTATTAATAATTTAACCTTTTCTTTATCATATAAATTATATTTCCCTCTTAATAATTCTATATAACATAATGAATCTTTCCTTTGTATCATTATTATTTTTGGTTCTTCTTCTAATACAAATAATAATACTCCATAACTTGTTATAGGTTTATTACAATCTTTGCTTATATGTCCTTGTTTTCCACAATTATTACAATACATTATCTAATATATTATTATTATTATATCTTAAAGTAAATTATTAAAATTATTTTCTATATTTATATAAAATGGAATCAGAAGTTTGGGGACCTCATGCTTGGAAATTCTTACATAGTATAACTCTCTCATATCCGGATAATCCTACATTAGAAGACAAAAATAATCATGCACAATTTTTTAATAATATTAAAAATATTTTACCTTGTCAAAAGTGTAGAGATCATTATACTCAAAATTTACAAGAATTACCCGTTGAACAACATTTAGAGAATAAAGAATCTTTATTTCGTTGGCTGGTTGACATTCATAATCGAGTAAATGTTAAAAATAATAAACGCGAATATTCATATAATGAAGTCACTGAACTTTATGAAAAAATGTATAGTAAATCTGGTGATAATACCTATGGTAAATCTGGTGATACCTCTGGCAGTAAATTAATTGGCAATAAATGGTTATTTATTCTATTAATCATTTTATTAATTATTTTAGGGATTTATCATTATAGAAAATAAATTTTCTAATTTTTTTATCTTTCTATTAATATAATGTCAAACAATATAAAAAGATTATTTGTACAAAAAATATTAACTGATAAAGAAGTTTCCAATCTTGAAGGAACTTGGATAGATGAATCTCACATTAAACTTCCTTTAATAAAAGAAGATACAGATGTTTATTACAATGACAATGGTATTTATAAATTATTACTCAAATTTAGAAAAAATGTTATTTCTGATGATTTAATTGATATTGGTTGGCAATCTTATAAAGATTTAGCAAAACCTAGTCGTGGCAGAGGTGCTTCAGCAGGACCAATTAATTCTAGTGGTCTATATTGGTCTAAAAGAGATCTCGTGGATACTAAAAAATGGTCAACTGGTTATATGATTAAGGGTAAAAAAAGTAAAATGAAAGTTAATAATCAAGTTGCCTCAAATCCTGTTGGTTTTTATGAAGCTTCAAATAATTTTAGTAAACTTCCTTGTCGATTAACACATTTTACTAGATGTAATTTCAAAAAATATAATGAAGGATTACCTTTTATTCAAAGAATTGATCAATTATTTCAAGAACTAATACCTAATGCACATATGAAACAATTAGAAAGAGCAAATTTAACGAATAATTTTAAAATTCCTAATACATCTTTTTCAACTGTTACTATTAATCGCAATTTTAGAACAGCTTTACATAGAGATGCCGGTGATTTTAAAGGTGGTTTTGGTAATTTAACTGTTATTGAGAGAGGTAAATATCATGGTGGATATACAGTCTTTCCACAATTTGGTATTGGCATTGATCTTCGTAATAATGATTTTGTTGCAATGGATGTTCATCAATGGCATTCAAATACAAAATTATATGAAACTGATGAAGATAAACTATTTAATTCTACATTGAAATCTGAATTTAAAGATAATTCTGAAATTGGAACCGCAGGTATTTATGAAAAATATACAAGATTATCATTTGTTTGTTATTTAAGAGAAAAAATTATTAAGTGTGATAATGATAATCCTGTTCAAAGTTTTTTGACTTCTTCTACAAAACGTAAATAAATTTGATATTTTATTTAAAATTATTTTTATAAAAAAAGAATAATGGATTGGGAATTACAACAATTATTAAAAAGATATAAAAAACTACTTGATTCAAATGATCTATTAACTAATAAATTTAGAGTCATATTTGAAAAAGAATATGAAACTCTACTTCGCAAATATTTAAATAATCCTGAATCGACAAATTTATATAATTCATCAAGGAGTTTTGTTCCAGAGTTTAAATAAAAAAATTTGAAAATCTATGTATTCTTTTTTTTAAACTAATATTGATAACATGCAAAATAATGTTATCCAACGAAGAAATATGAAATTAAAATATAAATTACTTTTAGCTTTTACAATATTATTTACTATTACAACTTTTGTATTACATATTATTAATTATCATACATCTGATATAAATGATGTTCCGCCAACCGATTTTGATACACTTGTTTTGATCTTTGTATTTTTAAGTTATGTATTAATTATGTGTAATTGTTTCCTTTGCATCAATTCTGACAATATTTATAA